GTATTGCAACAATAACCAATTAACCAACTTAGAGTTACCTAATGCTACGAAAGTATATTGCAACAATAACCAATTAACCAACTTAGAGTTGCCTAATGCTACGGAAGTGGGTTGCAGCAAAAACGAATTAACCAACTTAGAATTGCCTAATGCAACGGAAGTGTATTGCATCGACAGTAAATTTAAAAACTAAATAATTATGAAAAAACCAAAAATACACATAGGGATTGATCCAGATGTGGAGTTGTCAGGAGTAGCGGTATGGGATTCTGAAAGGAAGGATATGGATATATATAAGCTTGAATTTTGGCAGTCGATTTCTGAAATTGAATCCTACTTGATACCAGTGCATGTATACATAGAAGCAGGGTGGTTAATAAAAAAATCAAACTGGCACAACAAGTCTGTACAATCAAAAGTGGTAGGGGAGAAGATAGCCAAGAATGTAGGAGCAAATCACCAAGTAGGTAAGCTCTTTTACTCCTACTGTATTAAGAAGCGAATACCAGTCACTCTAGTAAAGCCAAAAGGGAAAATCAATAATGAAATTTTTAAAAAAATAACTGGATGGAAAAGAAGCAGTAACCAAGAAATGCGTGATGCAGCAATGCTAGTGTATGGAATTTAGAATTTAACTAATAAAAAAACGGAACAAAATGAGTAGACCAACTAAAACAGGAATACCTTATTACAATGTTGACACAGATATTTTTTTAAATAGAGATATAAAGCGTTTGATAAAAAGTTTTAATGGTAAGGGGTTTATGATCTACATGTATGTTTTGACAGAACTTTATAGAGATAAAGGATATTTTTTACGGTGGGATGAAGATACTGCCTTTGACGTATCCGACGAATTGAATGTCTCTCAAAACCTAGTCGCTGATGTTATAGATTTTTGTTGCAATAAGGGTCTTTTTTGTAAAGAACTTTGTGCTAATGAAAAAGTTCTTACGTCAAGAAATATACAGCAAAGATGGCTTAAAATAGTTAAAGGAGCTAAAAGGAAAGTTACTGATATAGAGGTTTCGTATTCCTTAGTAAAATTCAAAACTCCGGAAGAAACTCTAAAAACTCCGGAAGAAACTCCATTAAAAAGGGAAGAAACCACCCCTAAAGGGGAAGAAAGTACACAAAGTAAAGTAAAGGAAAGTAAAGTAAATAGAATACTATCGTATTCTTTAAAAAACGCGCGAGGCGAAATTCGAAGTATTGAATCGCCTAAAGACTTTTTGCATCTGTGGAATAAATTTCGTGAGCATTACGATAAAAAGCCCTCGAACCGGAATATTCTTGAGTTACACAATCAAAACAAGCTTAAAAAACTTAAAAATCATTTTGGGATTGAAGATTTTATAACGGCGCTTAACGCGTTGTTTAAAAGCAGCTCGTTCCAGCATTGCCGTACAGACCCTAGCCACTTTCTAAGTCCTGAGCATTTTCAGAATTATCTGGATTCAGGACAAACGGGAAAGAAATTGTTTGAAGATAAAAAACAAAAAATTGAAAAATTATGAATTTTGAACACGCAATAAAATGCATCAAAGAAAAGATCGGGTTAAACCCTGTGACAGGGAAACCAATACCGATTTACCCCAATAATTTTTTTTTAAAATGCCTAAACTCTATAATCTCAGCAGCCACAGCAAAGCGCACAACGCAGTTAGAAAACAACAGGCTTTTCATGAAGGTTTTTATAATGCTCTTGGAGCGTGAAATTTTCAGAACAGGGGATTATCATCTCGCTATTAACGCTATTACAACCAAGCTTCGGTGGACGCCAGAAAGCCATATCAAGCAATTTGCAGCCGATATGCACCTGCATAGCTTCGCAAAAGCATGTGAGATGCTAGGGGTAATTGAAGCCGACTACACCAAAGGCTTAAAGCCTAGCGAAGCCAAGGAGATTGCAAAGAAAAACGCCCAAACCATAAAAACTCATGAAGCTAACCTAAAAAAACAAATCATATCAGATCATTGGAGCTATGATAAAGCAGAACACCGTTTAAGGCAGGTTTTAGCCAGTATACTAACCGATAAACAATTTTTGAACTAATGGATTACGAGATAAAATTAAACCTCTTAGAGCAGCCTAAAATAGATTTTAAGCAATTAATGAAAAAGCATTTTGTCGATATATCAGAAGAATTAAAACTGCCTCCTGTAGCAATTAGCATTGGAGAAACCCAAAAAGGAGATCAAACATACCCTATCCCTTTTGGTACTTACGGAAATTTTAGTTGCATAGTTGGGGCTAGTAAATCTCGAAAAACTTTTCTTAAATCTCTTTTAGAAGCATGCTATATCGGGGGTAATTCAACCAAATATGCGGAAATCATAAAAGGACGATTAAATCAAGACAAGTATGTAGTCTCTATTGATACCGAGCAAGGGATTTGGAGCGCGCAACAGGCTTTTCGTAGACCAGTAGAAATGTGTGGTTTTCCTTACGAAAAATACGCCCCATTTGCGCTTCGTGAGATGGATTGGAAGCAGCGAATTGAATTTATAGAATACATCTTCATGGAAAGCGAATACAAGGATAATTTAGGGCTTGTGACCATAGATGGAGCTGCGGACTTGGTGCCAGACGTGAACGACTTAGAAAGGTCTAACGAATTGCTCCAAAAACTAATGAAGTGGTCAACTATTAGCAATTGTCATATCATAGTGGTTCTGCATAAGAATTTCGGAACTCAAAAGCCAACAGGAAATTTGGGGTCAGCAATACTAAAAAAAGCCGAAACTGTTGCTATGGTGAGTGTTGACGAGCAAGATAAATCCATTTCCAATGTAGATTTTGCTTACACAAGAGTATTTCCAATTGACCCAATAAGCTACAGTATTGATAATGATTGGTTGCCGTACTTGATAGAAGATCATATGTCTAATTCAAACGAAATTTTTAAATAAAAAAACTATGAAAATAGAAAAAAAAATACCATTGGAGCTTAGTATGTTATTGAATTGCATGAACGAAGTTATTTATTTTGATATGACGAAAAAGACGAGAAAAAGGGAGTATGTGGTGGCTAGGAGATGTTTTTGCTACATCGCTAATCAGTATACAAAATATTCATTAGCTACTATCGGAAGTGTTTTTAATCAAGATCATGCAACAGTCTTACACGCGATTAAAATGCATGTGCTACATAAAGACCTCGCAGGAACACATGATATTGTAACAAAACTTTTAAAAGTAGGTGTTGATTTTTTCGGAATAAACCATGAGGACTTAAGCGAAGAAAAAAATATAAAAATCCTTAACAGAAGGATTGGGATTTTAGAAAAAGAAAAAGAAATCCTGTCTAAAAAGCTTTTTTACTTCAATCGAACAAAAGGGGTTATTAATAATTATCAGAGCAAAATCACAGCAGGTCTTAAAGAGTTAACCCCCGAGGATATACACGAATTTATGAAGTATAGATTTGATGTTTTTGTAAAAAGCAAAAAAGCTTTTCGAAGCCAAGAAATATAAGAAGCAGATAACAATTAACAAAACTGAAATATGATACCAGAATATTTAAAAATTACGAACGAGGATTGTATGGAGTTATTAATTAGTTCTAAAGACAACGAGTATGATCTTGCTATAGTGGATGTTCCTTATGGGATTGGTGAAAGTTCTAATGATAATAAAAGCCGGGGCAAGCTCGCTAAAGCAAAAGATTACGGCAAAAAATATTGGGATGATAATGCTCCAGATATAGAATATTTTAAACAATTAAAAAGGGTTTCTAAAAATCAAATAATTTGGGGAGCAAATCATTTTATTGAGAATATTCCAGAGGCAAATAGTAGTTGCTGGATTGTGTGGGATAAAGTAAACGGGGATAATGACTTCGCGGATTGCGAATTAGCTTACTGTAGCTTCAAAACAAGTGTAAGAAAAATTACGCTAAGATGGAATGGAATGTTGCAGCATAACATGAAAAAAAAAGAAATAAGAATACATCCTACTCAAAAACCAGTAGCATTATACGAATGGTTGTTAAAAAAATACGCTAAAGAAGGGAATAAAATACTAGACACTCATTTAGGGTCTGGAAGTATAGCAATAGCAATAGACAATGTAAACAAGATTGAAAAGATGAATCTATCACTTGTAGCGTGCGAATTGGACAAGGATTATTACGATGCATCAATTAAGCGTATTCAAGAAAAAACTAAATGGCAATCAATTTTTTAAAACTTAAATATAAAACTATGGACGAATTAGTACACGATTTATCGAATAATATTTTAACTCCCAAAGAGGCTTTGGGTGAGATTAAACAAATGAGGCGCAACGGTTTTGACCGCGAGGCGATGGTATTAGAAAGGAATTTGGAGCGGTATATGGGGGCTGAAAAACTAAAAAAACTAAACGCATGAAAAAGGAGGCTATAGCTCATACATTTTTAGAGATACGGGTACAATGTCCATATTGCAGCAATTACCAAGATGTGACAGATGAATTACTGGGCGACTTAGGAGATGACTTGAGGGCTGACAACCTGGAAAAGGAGATCACTTGCGATAATGACGCCTGTCAACATAAGTTTATTGTTAATAGAGTGGATTTTTAAACTGAAAAAACTAAACGAATGAGCGAAGAAAAATCACAAAAAATTCAATTTTATGCTAATGAATTGAGGTTGGCTGATAGGGATATTGATCTTGTAAAAAAAATTAATGATCTACCAATGGCTTCTTTAAAGATGTATAATGGATCAGGAAAAGAGCATGAATTATTGATATGGCAACCTCTAAGAGAGCCATTGAGAGATTTTTTATTAAGCCATTTTGAAGAAAAAAAACAAGAAATATTTGTTAAAATGAAACAAGAAATTTTAAAACTTTAAAAACTAAAAGAATGAGTAAAGCATTAATGAGAATTAAAGAAAAAATGGAGATCGATTTTCTCAAAACTAAAACCTACGAGGAGATTAACGAAATGTTGAATCATATTAAATCTAGGTTGAATAATTCAATCACCATCCCCCAAGCAGAAGATTACGGAAATTACTGCATACATTGTGACAGAAAAGGAATGAAGCCACTTAAGTATAACGACTATTTAAAAATTTGAAATAATGAATATATACGAATTTAAAACAGGAGCAGCTTCGGACTGGGTATACGCTCCTAATATCGAAGAGGCTAAGCGATTTTTTTTGAATTTTACAGGTTGCGAATACCTAGAAGGGGTGGAGATTATAAAAGTTCCAAAAAGTGAATGGGGTAAAAAATTAATAATAGACCCCGAAGAATTTGGACCAGAAGAAACCTTCGCGGAATATGCGAAAAGAAATAACCAAACTAACATGATTTGTTCAACAGAATTTTAAAAAAATAAATAATGAAACTAAAAGCAGAAGTAGTATCCGAATTAAGTACAGATTTTGAAGCAACCGCAGGAGAAGTTGTCATACTCCCAAAAGATGATTTATTGGATTTAATTCGCGCATTAAAAAGTTGCGCAAGGTCAATGCAAGCTCATCCAGAATGTGTATCTAACTCAGAATTTGAAGGGTTTGTAAATGGAGCATATGAAGCTCTGGACAAGGTTGTGGAGCTTTAAAATAAAAACAAATTATGAACACAACACTAATACAGCATTACATATCGCTATATGGACAAAAAGCCGAGGTAATAGGGAATACCGAAGGGTATTTTCAGGTTAATAAAAAGAAGTAGCGAGATGTTAGAGTAGTTATTTGGAATCATTAATTTCACGAAATAGTTTTTCAAAAACCCATACAACAAGTTTATTGTGCTTTGAGAAGTGTTTTTCAGATCTCGCTCGTTGTACCATAGTGGTAGAAAGTCCGGTTATTTCTGAAATATCGTTGTCAGTAAGCCCAAAATAGCTTTTCATCATGTTAAATCGTTTTTCATTGTCTTTTTCCATGGTATAAAGATACATTATATATAGGTATATTCAAAATAAATATAAATAATTACCAAATATATTTGGTAAATTGAAAAACATGATGTATCTTTGAATTGTCAATAAGACATAACCTAAAAACTATATATTATGAAATCATTATCTACTAAAGTATTCAAGTTAACATGTGGACAACGTTATTTTAATGGTTGCGACACTAGCAATGAGACTCTTGAAAAAAAATGGACGGCAGAATTAATCAATCAAGAATTGGAAGATTTATTGAGTGAAAGCGATAAGGTAGAATCTGCTTATTTAGATTATATGTTTCCAAAAATACTTAAAATCAATTACTTAACAAGTAACGAGAAAGACACATGAAAGTTTTAGCAAAAAATTCAGAATTCACATTACAGTTTAACGGATCATCTACTTATATGATAGTGGATATTTTTGGAGAATGTTTAATGACAAAACAATCTGAAAGAACAGCTTTAAATTATTACAATAAAGTTAGTAAGCTGTCAGGATGCTAAGGGTAGAAGAAGTTCAAGAAGGAGATTTATTTGTTTTAGTGCAAGATTTTTGTGTAAATGAAGCAGATGCTTGGTTTAATGGTTTTGAAGATGATAGCAAAGAAAATCGATTGCTATTTGCTAAAATTCTTTTTGATAAACTAAATCTAAAGTTTAAATAACCGATTAAAAACAATTAATATAATAAAAATGGACATTGAAAATTTAACATTAAAGCAAATTAAAGAGATTTCACAATTAGTAAATTCTAGTAAAGTCGAAAAAAAAGCTATCAGTTATCCAATAGGAAAATTTGTTATCGTGAGGTCAGGTAACGAGGGAATTAATTTCGGTGTTTTACTCGAAGCTGACGAAACTGGTTGTGTAATTGGCAATGCTCGTAGGCTTTGGTATCACAAGCCAAAAGATAAAAAAACATCATGGTATGAGGGGGTTAGTCAGAGTGGGCTAAGCGAGGATAGTAAAGTTTCTTGTTCTGTTGAAAAAAAATATATAATAGAGCAATATTCTTTGACTATATGTACAGTAGAATCAGCAGAATCAATATTAAAAAAGAAGCCTCATGAAGCTAATTAACTCAAGAATAGGATTAATTCCCTCGAGAAATGGCTCTGGACTTGGCTCTGGAAATGGCTCGGGATATGGTAATGGATTTGGCAGTGGCTCTGGCTCTGGAAATGGCTCTGGCTATGGTAATGGATTTGTCAGTGGCTCTGGCAATGGTAATGTCAATGGCTATGGCTATGGCTATGGCTATCGCTCTGGATCTGAATATGTCAATGTCAATGGCAATGTCAATGGCTCTGGATCTGGCTATGGCTATGGTTCTATCAATGGCAATGGCAATGGCAATGGATCTGAATATTAATTTAAAATCAATAAAAAACCCCAAATATTATGAAAAAAATTACCCTTATTACCGGATTATTATTATCAATTATAGCCAATGGACAGTACTACATTGACATGACCGAGGAGCTTGGCGACATGACTGGCAACACCCAGATAGATGGGAACGCGTTAAAACTTAAGCATGGTACAACCGAGCAGATAATCATCACAGCCAATGACATGGTGCTGAATGACAGGTCTAGCTTTATGTTGAGAGATGTAATAGTGCAATTATCTGGAAAAATAGTCGTAAAAGGTGATTGCCGATACATTATTAATGGTTCTAAAGTATTAACCAAAAACCCCGGAAAATTGAAGTCCGAAAATATTCTAAAGCCTAAGAATTTTGAAAAGCAAATATTAGGCAATATTGAATACTTTAAGAATCTGGAGGGTAACCCACAGATAAGCGTGTACGCAATGAGTGGTCAAAGGGTTGCCAAAGGTACAAAGGAGCAATTGCGAAGTAAAGAGCTGCCTATATCATTTTACGATTTGAAAGTGGAGGGTGTTGAATTTAAGAATAAATTATTAGTAGTGGAATTATAAAAAAAAATAGTCATGAGCAAAAGGATACGAATTATTTGGAAAAACCCAAGTGTTGATGAATTTGATTTATTTGAAAAAATGAATATAGATCAAGAGCAATGGGGCAGTATTTCTGAGGCTGAAAGGGATGAATTAATACAAGAATCATTAGACGATATTAGGGATGAGTTTTTCCTTCAGGTTAAGGAGATACAATTTTTAGATTAATGCTATGAGTAAAGAAAAACTAACAATATAACATTCACCCTATAGCCTATAATTAATTAAAATCAGTAATCAATACAGGTAAAAACTGGTTAAAAACGCGTAGTTAGGCATGCCGAGAGAAACAGGACGGAGGATCACAGACATTAAGTACCGTGAGGATAATTGCCTGTTAATTCCGACAGGCGCACGTCTAAAGCCCATCTACCACGAATGCCTGTATTGTTTAATTTGTAAAACGAAAAACCATTACCTATAGGATTATGAAAAACCACAAAGTAGTAATATACTACGACAACAAAGAAAAGGTAGACGAGCCATTAAGTAAATTAATGGAAGAACTTAGAACAGAAATATCTAATGTAAGGGGTAAGCTTTCAGATATAAAAAGGAACAGGGGTTGGCCTGATAGGATTGATTACATAGAAGGGGGGCTTACCTGCTTATTAGTAGCTATGAATAAAACGCTGAAGGAATGGAGAGAGTTTGAAGAAAAAAACGCGAGTTATGAGTAAAGAAAAACTAACAATAGAGCATTTAGCACCTTTTTTACCATATTCATTAAAGATGACGGGAGAAAACGGTGAAAAATATAATGTGGCTTGGATGAGTACTAAGAATATTGCTGTTATAAACACGCAAGGGTTTGGAGAGTTAGAAAAACACAAATGGAGCTATGCTAGTGGTAGGTTAAGACCAATACTGCGCCCTTTGAGTGATTTACAAAACCCTGAATGGTTAAAGCAATTACTTCAAGAGGATATAGATAATATAATTGATACTTACCGAATTGACGGTCATTTAGATGTTATAGAGTACTATCTAGTCAATAGGCTTTTAAAAAATCATTTCGATGTTTTTGGGTTGATTGAAAAAGGCTTGGCTGTACAGATTTAAAATATTAAACCATTCCCAAAGGGGAGATAAAACAAAAAGAATATGAATACGGAGTAAATAATTAAAATAAACTCTTAGGTGGCGGAACTGGTAGACCTACCGAGGATAGTATACACGGATTGAGGATCCAACTCGCGACAAATGGCCTCAATGCAGGTTCGAACCCTGCCCTAAGAGCAAAAACAAATATAAGATGAAAAAAAATAATCAAGTATACTGGCACAGCCCTACAGAACGACATGTTAAGATTAAGACATGGAGAGGAGAGAAAAGTCTAAACACCTTCATTGAGTGTAACCATAATGGAGAGCCAATAAAAGAAAAAAGGTGCTGGAGTTCTGCTCCAGAAGAAGAACAAAGATATCTAATAAGGGGAATGAATAATTTAATTAGTGCTTAAAAATAAAATAAATGGCAAATAAAGAAAAAGCTAGAGAAGTAGCTATTAAAGGAGTAAATGAGCGAATAGTAACAAAAGCCCAAGCAAAAGAGGACTTTGTTAAGTGGATAAAAGAAACAAGTTCGACAAGCGGATTTGATAAGCACATACTAGGCTTCTGGGATGAAGTGATTAAGCAGGTAGGTAGGATTTAATTAATGGTAACGGACGAGTGTATGAAAAGTAGCGAGAGTAACGGCTATTACTCTGAATCTGTAGCTTTAATTCTTTATAGCCCTATTAATTAAATAAAACACAAAAAACATGAGAACACTAATAATTATACTACTGACAATAACCACGACCGCCAACGCCCAGAGATACAGAGAGTACTATAAGTGGGAGGCTAGATGCTCCAATGGGGGAATAGTATTCGGGATATCGGAAAACGAAGAAGAAGCTAAGAAGGTGTACAGGGATTTCCAAAGAAGAAATGAAAACCTTCCATACTACGGTATATCATTTTCCGGCAAATGGTGGACTTATGATCACTTCCCCGGTGACAGCATACAGAAGTTAATGAATAGACCATACATAACCATTAGCAAGGAGCAGGTCCAAGCATTGGACGAGGCTATACCGGGCAACCGCATGCATAACCAGATAATTTTTTTAAACGCAAGCAAAAACAGAAGCAAGAAGGTGGCGCAATTAATAACCAGATACAGATGAGGACCATTATCCCGAATATAGAGATATTGAGGCTGACCAGAATTGTACGCCAATATCATGAGACTTATACGTATCGTCCTTTTGTTCGGTGTGAAAAAACAATAAAAATATTCTGGAGCAAGGACAATAGATTTTTTAATTAACCTTATTAACAGCAATTTGTTGATAAATGAAAGCAAATAAATGTTAAATAATCACAAATTATAACTATATTTGAACTGGTTGTGCGTTTTATCAACCTATTAAGGTTGGTGTTTTTTAGAATTTTGGTAGTTAGTTTTTGACAAGGCATTGAGGCGAGTTCCTTGATGCCTTTCTTTATTTAAAAATTTTATAGTGAAATTTGATTCTTTACCCCCAGACCTAAGAGAGATAGCCGAAAGATATAGGTGTACACGACACAGCAGGGTGGACTGGGCTATTGAATACAGAACAACCGATTTACCATTAAACTTTTGGAGGTTTTTAGAAAAAGGGTTTTTTGACAATGCACGAAATTTTTACGATAAGCACCAAAAAAAACAAAAAGCAGCATGAGTAAACCAAAAACATGTGTAAACTGCGAGAACCGCGATGCAGTACATTACAGCGGTGAAAATCTTGTAAAGGTAGTATGCTCTAAGTTCGGGTACACTGCTTTTTCAGCAACAAGCAGCTGTAGCCTTTTTGCCAAACATGTAAAACCATTGACGAAATGAGTAATTACTTCTATAGCGAAGGGTACGTGTACAGGGGCAAAGAAACCGTATGCGCGATATATGGTGTAGACGATAATCACCAACAAATAGAGGGAGAGAAGATAGTTAAGTTATTGAATGCTGATAAGAAGAAAAAGAAATGAGCAAAACAACTGAAAATATTTAATTAGATGCCAGCAGCCAAAGGAAATAATTATTGGGAATTCAGGAATAAGCATGGAAGAAATTTCAAGTACACTCCTGAATCTTTATGGGAGGAAGCCGTAAAGTACTTTGACTGGATGAAAGAACGCCATTGGAATAAGATGGAGGCTATCAAGTCAGGAGATAAAGCAGGGACTACCATGGCTGTTCCTACGCAAACCCCTTTTAGTATAGAAAGCTTTTGTTTGTTTGCTGATATAACTACTGAAACTTTTAGAAACTACTACAGTAACGATGATGAGTACAAAGATTTTTTTGGGGTCACAATGCGTATAAAGGGAATAATCGAGAGCCAACAGTTTGAAGGTGCAACAGTTGGAGCTTACAATCCTAACATTATAGCTCGTAAATTAGGCTTAACAGACAACCACGACATTAAGTCTGGAGGCGAGAAGATCACGCAGCAAAGCATACCGTTGGTTCTTAAAGACGGTAAGACATACGAGGACTTAAAAGATGAGCTTAAACCTGAATAGCAAATACGGTGTTACAGAAGTTTTTGTAAAACATGATTACTTTTCTAGTCTAAGGATAAAGTTTTTCCGTACAGATGAAAGGGGTAAACAGATTCTGATACACGACAACGGGGATTCTTTTAGAGATGTTGAACCGATTAAAGTAACGAAAAAGGTTTATGAGTGTAAGGAGGGTTTTCTGTCAGTAGAGCCAGAATACAATGTTCAATACTTTTATGAAAGCGGAGAGCATTCTGTTTTTCGCTACAAATATATTATGCATGTTGGAAGCTCTCGTAGTTCTAAGTCTTGGAGTTTAGAAGAGGCTTGTATCAGGAAGTGTGAGACAACAAAGAACCTACGCATCAATGTATGGAGGGATACACGCACATCGTTAGGTGACACTGTATGGAATGACTTCAAAAAAATATTTCCTTTGTCAGGAAGATCTTACTCCTTTCCAAAGAATACCGTCCCAATTTATTTTGATCAAACCAAATCAACTATAGAACCCCATGGCGCGGACGCTACCAACGCACACGGAACTACTCAAGATATAGCTTGGCTAAACGAGCCTTACAAGATTACTAAAGAGACTTTTGATCAAGTTGACCAAAGAGCTGAACAAATATGGATGGACTTAAATCCTAAACAAGGGCATTGGTCTGACTTAGTACAGAATCATCCAAGGTGTAAGGTTATTCATTCAGATTTCTTATCAAATCCATTTTGTCCTCCTGGTCAGAAAATGAAAATCCTTAGTTATGACCCTGATAACCCAGTAAACGTGAAGAATGGCACAGCAGACCAGTATATGTGGGATGTGTACGGGCGAGGCTTGAAAGCGGAAAAACCAAACAAGATATACAAGGGATGGAAAAAGATTACCGTTGCTGAATACTTAGCATTACCGTATCCAATATATTACGGTTTAGACTTTGGGCTAGTATCTCCTACAGCCGTTTCTGAGGTCAAGTATAATGATGGTTGGTTTTATACACATGAGCTTCTGTATAAGCCGGAAAGCGAAATGCAGAACGGATTAATATGGGAATTGGAACGGATAGGGATTGACAAAGACCGTCCATTGATATGTGATAGCGCAAAACCTTTGAAGATACGAGAACTTAGAGAGGCAGGCTTTAGAGCCATACAGTCCTTCAAAGGTGCTGGCAGTGTATTTACCGGAATATCTCTATTACAAAGGGCTAATGTGGCTTATACTGATACATCCAAAAACCAAGAGGAGGAGTATGACGAATATGAATGGGATATAGACCGGTATGGACTTCCTACGGACACTCCTATTAAAAAGAAAGATCACCTTTTGGATGAGCTTAGGTATACAGCTGAGTTCATCCAAAGAGAAAGGGATATACAATTGTAGATAAAAGATTATGACAAGAGAAGAAATAGCCTTAAAAAAAGCAAGGCAACATAAAAAGAATATGAGCAACTCCCCAGAGGTTTTTAGGTTTTCTGCGCCTGAAACAATGCCTGTAACCTCAAAAACTATATGGAGGGAATATGAGTACGATGCGGAAAACGATAAGCTTATATAAAAAAGTGTTTTACCGAGAATAGTGTTTTTTACTTTATTCTTATTTAGTCTAAATAAAAATAATTTTGTAAATTGCATTAAAATAGTTATATGAAGGAAGTGAGATGTTTAAACTGTAACCATAAGCTAATGGAGCGGACGGAAATCGTGGGCAGCATCTCTATAAAATGCCCTTCATGTAAAGTATTCAATTTAATGATTGACAATAAGATCAATATAGACCACAAAGCAACCTCAAGAAATATCCTGAATGGCTCGACCGTCCGCAAAAGCGGTTGAGTTTATTTTCAAGACTTTTTGGAAAAGGAATGACCGCCACTAGGCGTTCTGATGGCTCATGGGAATATATGAAGGCTGGCACTAACTATGGCAGTCATGACCATCTTCAATTATCTCTATCTAACATAGGTCTTTTTACAGCATTAGACATCAATGCCTCTATGATTAGCAGGGGTAGGGTGGTTGTAAAAGAATTGCAGGGTAAGGAGATTGAAAAGGACCCTGCACTTAATCTGTTTTCAAAACCAAACTTTTCGCAATCACAACAAGATTTTTTGTACCAACACCAATGGTTTAAGTCATTAGGCACAAATGTCACTAGGATTCATAAGAAGTCGTTAAGATCAAGCCTAGATGAAGTTGCCAATATCGCAGCGATTGAGAATCTCATTCCTACCGAAATAAACTATCACAAGCTTAATAAGCAGCGAAAACTTGCGCTAAGCAAAAAAGAGCAAAACAGAATCAAAGATCTTTACATCAAGTACACTATAGGAAGCGAAGAAATCGAAATCCCTATGAGTGAATTGCTGTTTTTTTACGACATCACCAATGGACTAACCAAGGATAGCACCTATAGCTCGCCAAGCAGGATAGAGGCGTTACGCCCTGCTTTATATAATCTTCAAGAAGCGCAAGACGCGGAGAATATTAATCTAAATTTTAGCGGAAAATTTATTGCCTCTAATCGTCAAGTAGACGGGGCAGCAGGATCATTAAACTTGAGGCCTGACGAAAAGGAAGAAATCGAGCAAAGAATATTCACTAAGAAGATCATGGCTACTAATGCGGTGATAGATGTAAAGTCATTAGCTAACGATTTTAATAAGCTGCTCTATAACGATACTATTGCAGCGAAAGCCCTCCATATATGCAATGCATACGGCATTAACCGGGATGTACTTAACTGGTCACTCAATGGCTCTACAACCTACGACAACCAAGAAAAGGGTGTTATTAACTGGATGCAGAATACAATACAACCACAGGCAGAAGATTGGGGTAATACATGGACCAATAGATTTGGCTACAGGGAGCAAGGAAAAGTGATCACACTGGACTTTTCCCATATTCCTATTATGCAGTACATAGAAAAAGAAGAAACGGCAAACCTTAAACTGAAAGCCGAGATCATAAAAACATTATACGATTCAGGAATCGACCCATTGACTGCTGCGGAGCTTGTAGGGGTCGAAGGATTAGAAGCGCGAGAAAATGGAGGAAAAGAAACAGAAGAAGAAAAAGCCAATCGACTTCGAATTGCTAAGTAAGCTTAAAAAGCAGAAGAAAAAGGCTATTGGCGAAGTAGTTACAAAAATTAAAGATAATGATTGAGTTACCAGATTTTAACACAATAAAAGAGCGGAATAAGTTTTTGGCGGAAAACAAAGACCGTCTTATTGCGCAAAAGAAATCAATCATTAAGCAGGCTGATGGATTTGGGTTTGTTCAATTACCTACGATCAAAGGTTATGGTGTGAGTAAGAAAGACCCTGAATCATGGCAAAATGTTAATGAGATCAGGGTAAAGGCTATTATCAACACCACTAACATCATGGATAGCCATTACGACGTGCATTTTAAAGGTCTATGGAAAAAGAGCCTGAACGAGAATAGAATGATAATGCATGTCCAAGAGCATGACATGCAGGCTTTCAGTAAGATTATTTCTGATGGAGAAGATTTGAAAGCTTATACCAAGGATTATACGTGGAAAGAACTAGGGTATAATGCTGAGGGAACAACCGAGGCTTTAGAATTTGATTCACTGGTAAAGCATTCGAGAAACGCATACATGTTCGATCAATACAAAAACGGGTATGTGCGTAATCATAGTGTAGGGATGCGCTATATAAAAATGATGTTGTGCGTCAACGATGACGACTATTCAGACGAGTACGAGTCATATCATAAGCATATTGATAAGGTAATAAACAAAGATTTTGCCGAAGAAGTAGGTTTTTTCTGGGCAGTAAAAGAAGCAAAAGTAATAGAGGGTAGTGCGGTTCCTTTGGGGTCAAACCAAATTACCCCTACATATAGTACCGAAGCCGCGAAAGCACTTCGTCCGAACGAAGTCGTCAATACCGACACTTCATTAAATAATTTTTATAAACATTTAAACATTTCGTAATGGACGAAGCAAAAAAAGCCGCGGAGGCAATTAACACAAAGCTTACCGAGCTAGAGGGTAATATCGGTAAAGCAGCCACAAAAACACAAATCGATGATGCTACAAAGGCATTGAACGATTTTAAAACAGAAAACAAAACAGCATTGGAGGGATTTGTTCCAAAGGCTGATTTTGATACCGTTAAAGAACAGGTTGAAACTTTGAAAGCAGATTTAGAACAGGCTAACCTTAGTATGGTGGAGCTTGCAGAAAAGGGCACTCAAAAAGACACTAATCCTATCCTTGATATTATAAAGAACAACAAGGAGGAAATTGAACTTTCTGTGACACAAAAAGGGCGTGTATCTGAATTCACGGTTAAAGCGGACGTATTACGCGCTAGTGTAGACGGTTCGACCGACGCAATGAGGCTTAATAATATTGGTCAATTAGCGCACAGGCAGTTCCAGTTAAGAAATCTTTTTTCAACTGTCACGGTTGGAAAGAACCAAAACGGTGTAGTTAGATATTCGGATTGGGATGAGGCAACAATCGCAAGAGCTGCTGCAATGGTTGCAGAAGGTGCTGTTTTTCCGGAATCAACCGCGTCCTGGAAAGAACACACTTTGGAGCTAAAGAAGATAGGTGATAGTATTCCAGTTTCGGAAGAAATGATTTACGATCAGGAGCGATTTGCTGCTGAACTAGATGATTTCTTATCGATCAATGTTGCGATTGTTGAAGACGACCAGTTATATGGGGCTGATGGAACAGGACAAAATGCCACGGGATTAGCTACGTATGCACCTGCATTCGTTCCTGTAGCAGCGAACATACAGGACGCTAGTCTATATGACTTAGCCATTAAAGTGTCGGAATCGATTACTAGGGGCAAAAAGTCTAAAAATAGCCCAAATTTTGCGCTGATGAATATCGTGGATATCAACAGAATGTTGTTGAAGAAAAACGGACGTAATGATTATATCGCTGCACCATTTTTTAATAGAGAAACAATGCGATTGGGTAACATTCAGATCATAGAATCTAATGCAGTTACACCAAATAGTATGGTTGTAGGGGATAGTCGTTTTGGCAGGATTTACGAATCAGGAGAGGGGTATACTGTATCTACTCAACATGTAAACGATCAGTATATTAAGGATATGATGACCATGAAAGCCCGTAAGCGCATGAACTTGTTGATCCGTGAAGCCGACAAGAACGCATTTTCTTATGTGGCTGATATTGATGCAGCAATAATTACAATCGGAGCATAATCATGGCTAAGATTGTATTTGTAAAAGACTTTGCAAGCTACAAAAAAGATGATACCGCAGATGTTGAGACGATGACAGCGGGCAACATTGTTAATAGGGGGTTTGCAAAGTTTGAAAAAGATGTTAAAAAGACAATAAGCAAGAAAAGTAAAAAATGATCACAGACACTTCATATTTTATCGGTGAGATCTACCTGCCACAAGTGGGTAGTGACGCCTCTATTATAGCGAATAACAATTCCTATATGGAGGGTATTATCGATGAATGCGAGGTTGATTTGATGGATTCATTTTGGGGGAGGCAACTATCTCTTGAGTTCTTTGGACAATTGACAGACGGGGCATTAAATCCTACGGGTGTTGATCAGAAATGGATAAACTTTTTTAATGGTGTTGAGTACGAAAAAAACGGAATCAAATACTATTGGAGAGGTTTAACTGAGGTCAAAGGAGCTGTAAAGAAATCGCTTTTCTCTTACTATGCTTATTGCAAGGCTATACAAGAGGGTGTTAAACAACATACAACATTAGGAATTGTCAAAGCGGACGCGGAAAATTCAAACAACGCGTCTGCTATTGACAAGTATACCGCAGCGTATCGAAATTTGATTGAATGGTACGGTGGTACTAATGAGTGTAAAGTGAACTACGGGGAGCATTATTATCGAAAAGGGATTTTGGTACATGATTATTATACGGGGCATCAAAATAGTACGCGAGATGTATCCATGTATCAGTATGTATTGGATCACAAAGATGATTTTGAGAACTGGAGTTTTAATCCTATTGCGATTGAGAACCAAAATACCTGGGGAATATGAAGCCAATATCAGTAGAACGGTTGTTTTATGATGTGTTTGACAAAATACCTACGTATGAGGTAAACAATGTGACTTCGAAGAAAATCACTTTCGGAGTAGGAGAGCAAAAGGAGCTTAATGCGGTCTTGATAACGAAGCAAAAGAACAAATTACCTGCATACCCTCTATTATGGTACAAGTTGCCTAATAGAGATTTGACAGGAGGGAAAGATTATGTGACAGGGATATTTGAATTTGTCTTAGCCCATAATACTGAATTGGATTGGTTTAATGATCAGAGATTTGAAAAGGTATTCGAAACGGTACTATTTCCAAATTTTAATCTGGTCATGCAAACCTTCCAAAAGCATAATAGAATTGATTTGTTGAATTATGGATCTGATCCTAATATAAAGTATGGATTAGGTAATTATCCAAATTATGGGGCGCCTACTTCTTTTGAAGGAAAGGACAAAACAAAACAAGTTGATTTTTGGGATGCAATTGTATTCAGTGTAAAGCTAAGAATAAAAGCAGATAACAACTGTGAGAGCAATATTAATTACAGCTTAAAGGATATATTGTACCTGAGCTAAAAAAAACAAAAATAAAATGGCAATAAATGTAGGTGTTGTAGCTTGTTCGGACGGGCAAGGCAACTTTGGAACAAAAGGGTGTAAGTTGGACCCGAAATCTATTATAAAAGATTTTTTCCTAGAAAGGGGAACGACTTTTAATATTATTTCGGACAACTTAGATCAAGACAAAGTGGATGAATTGGTAAGGAAAAAAAAATTAACCGTAATGCCATCGCATATATCTACGGTAGAGGCTGAGGCAACTGTTTATAAAACTAATACTAACGGCGAAAAATCAAAAAGCCGAAACGGAATTTTTGACAAACTTTCAAAGTATGAAAACCAAGGGCATTGTTTTAGTAACAAAATTACAAGCTTGGAAAAAAAATCATACGATTGGATTTTCTTAGATTCTAGTGGTGTTTTGTGGGTTGCTAAAACAGTTGACAACACTTCTGTAAAAGGGATGCAAACCAATTTTGTAGGATTGGACACAAAAGGGATTAACAACGACGCAGACCCTTCTTACGTGGACGTAAGAATATCTTTAACAACACTAGGGAGCTTGGAGTATTACGAAAGGCTTTTCCCGATTGAAAACTCATCAGTAGACTGGGGCGCTTTAGACGGGATAAATGATGTTAATTTAGTTATAGAGGGGGCGCCAACCGGAACAGAAGTAAAATTTAAGGCTCTTATAGGATGTGACCAGACCACGCCAGCTTTGGGGCTTGGTCCTTTTGCTAGAGCTACAGCAACAGACGGTACAATAACTCAAGGAACGGCAACAGAAACGCAGGGCGTTATAACGTTTGTTCCTGCGACTGCACTAGCTCCTGGGGATTATGTTTTGGATTTATTTGATACAGCTGAAAATTCAGCGGTATTAAAAGACTCTGAAAACACTTATTACGAGGCAGGAAAGGTTTCTTTTACAGTAGCTTAATAACGATTTAAATTAAGAATTTAAAAGCCATCTTAATAGGTGGCTTTTTTTGAATTATGGTGAATATTTTTGAATATAACAGAAAGCTGGCTCCTTTGAATAAGACTTCTTTAAATAGAATGTTGAAGGAGTCGGTTTTGGAGCAAAAAAACCTGATCCTAGACCTTCAGAAAATACAGCTAGAGAAGGGCGAAGGTGATAAAGGGGAAGTTATAGGCTATTACTCCGAAGCTACTGAGCTAATATCAGGAGGACGAAAAAGAGCGGGTGATCCTTACGACTTCCAAGATACAGGGAGCTTTTTTAGGCGAATGTTTGTTAAGGTGGTCACCAGACCTAAATTCATAGTTGTAATCGATTCAAAAGACCCTAAAACTGATGAATTGGAGATGAAATACGGGGGTTTATTTGGGCAAACCCTACTAGGAATTCAAGACAAAAACAAAGATGAAATCATAATCAAGATACGAGAATCATTTTTTAGAAAGTTGAACAAAATATTGAGATAATTATGTGTAGAAAATGCAAAACAAAAACAAGGCAATTTGCAGAGGCATTAGCCCAAGCAGAAGCAAAAACCGAAGGTAGAAAAAAATACGCTGTATACACAAGAACTTTTGCCGATGGTGTAAACTATCCATTTGTCGGAAAAATAGCGACAATCAAAAAGGATGAATCTATTTGCTGCTACTATTTGCCCGATGGCACCAAAGTTGACAAGGATGTATAAAACGTGTCGCGAGTTACCGTTATGGAATTTTGTAGAGATTTCTGAAACTGGGGATCTTAAATACTTGCTGGAATCTAACAATGAAAAGGCTTCAAATGCCTTGCTGAAAGAAACCTATGATAATATATTAGACGAGTATTACAGGTTGTCCAAGGATGACAAATTCAACAAACGAAACAAGTTAAAACATGAGATAATATACTTTACCAACAAGGTAGATGGCTTGTGTTCGCTCTACAACATATTAGTTGTAGGCGTTGACCTTGTAGAATCTGATAAAGAATTAGCTATTGACCTATGCAATAGATATAGAACCAAATTTGACTTGGAGAGCTTGGACAGGTCTATTTCTGGTGCTAAAAACAAACTAGCATTAAAACAAACCGAGTACGATAGGGGCAAAGTAGACGAAAAAGCAGATTTTGACGAAAGCTTTGTTATAGTCCAGAAGGAATACGGAATGCAGATTGACAAGCGAAAAACTAGTGTGTCCGAATGGGTGAGTATTGTGAATAGGATTAAGGCAAAAGCTTCTGCGTAACCTCATAAACTAGCTTAATGGTTTTTATATCTTTCAATAAATCATCACTTTTAAGATAACTGCAAAAAGTTTTGTTTTTTTGAAAGACAAAATCAAAACCATATTCTTTTTTTAAAGACCCTATATGTTCTTTTGTTTTTAACATTATAAGCTCATCGGTAACCTCTATACCCTCATCTAATCTAATAAAACGAGCAGCTCTATCCCCGACTTGTATCGATTCTTTTTTAGTGTTTTTTGTTATATACATTCTGTTCATGGCGTCAATTTTTGGATAAAGTATGTCTTTTCTTCAAGTTTCAATTCAATCAAATCACCTTCTTTAAAGTTATCATGAAACCACTTAGGGCTACGCATTAAAGGCTCAATCTTCTTTATTTTTCCATGAAATGCCGAAAAGTTGGTGTCAAATGCGATAATCACATTATCTATTAACAAAGTGTAGAGTACTTTTAATGATTTATTCATGACACAAATATACCTTTTTGTATCAAATTAACCGCATTATTTTGTAAATTGCGCTTTATGGAGTTACCAGAGGACTTTTTTAAAGAGCATACAAAGCAGGAAATTGTTGATTCATTCAATAACCAACCATTAGATACGAAGATTGCTTATTGCAATAGTTGGAGTGTTATGAAGGGCGACGGAACAGATGGAAATGGCACGTACCACCATCAAGATATGGGTAACGATATTTTTGCTAAGAAATATCTTAATAAAAGTTTTTGCCTCAAAACGGGGTGGATAAAAGATATTTTTTTCTGGTACAAAAAGGATGATGAAGAAACCAAACAAGAAAACCAAATAAATGATTTACTTAATAAATAGACATCCGAGAGTTGCGCATTTGCGCAATGGCTGAACAGTTTGGAATACCCGGATCAGATGAGGCTATAGCTAATCTGATTAAAGTAAAAAAAGAAGTTGCCTCAATAGCTTCCGAGCTGTTAAAAGCTACGGACATTGCCGAAAAGACAACAAAATCATTTCGGAATATATCTGGTTTTTCATCTTCAAAAAAGTTTACTGATAATAGTAAAAAAGCAAACGAAGATTTATTAAAAACAAACAAGGATTTAGAGCTTTCTAACAAAAGATTAGTTTCTTCAAAAAGATCATTAGAGGTTGCTTTGTCAAAAGAAGCTCTAGCAATTCAGCAAAATAGGGTTGAAACTTCACGATTAAATAAAGAAAATAAAGAAGCGGCAAAACTTATTAGCGACAACACGGGAGCTTATGAGAAAGCTAGTTTACGCCTTAAACGACTAAGGACTATTGCAAAAGATGTGGGTATTCAGATTGGTACATCATCTACAGAGTTTCAGGAGTTAGCTAAAAAAGTAAATGCAGCGGACAAAGAGTTAAAAGAACTTGATGCATCTTTGGGTGACAACCAAAGAGAAGTAGGAAGCTATAGTGATGCTGTAGGGGAATTATTTCCGTTATTTGGAAGGCTGCAATCATCCTTAGAGAGAATAGCAAATACACCAGACGCTTTCGAATCGGGTCTACCCGCCTTATCTAGTTTTAGAAAAGGAATTGCATCAATAACCAAAGCAGCATTAGCATTTATAGCAACACCAATAGGCGCAGCAATAACTGCACTTTCAGCAATTGGACTGGTTACAAAAGAATTTTTAGATTATAATGAATCCATTAGGGAGTCATTAAAGCTCACACAAGACTTAACGGGTCTGTCTGGGCGTGGCCTTGGAAATTTAAGATCAGAGGTTGATGCTGTGGCTAAAACTTATGATAAAGAATTTCTAGAAGTCCTTAGAGCTGCTAACACAGTTTCTAAAAACTTTGGAACATCTCAAACCGAAGCACTAGACCTTATACAACAGGGTTTTGTTGAGGGCGCAGACGCAAGCGGAGAGTACTTGGACACCTTGCGAGAATACCCAGTTCTTTTTTCAAATGCAGGTTTTACAGCTAAAGACTTTTTTAGTATTGTTACGGCTTCTACCACAGAAGGTGTATTTTCGGATAAGTTAGTGGACTCTTTGAAGGAGCTTGAATTAAGTTTAAAAGAGCAAACTACAGCTGCTAAAGAATCGCTTACTAATGCTTTTGGGAAGCAATTTACCACTGAATTATTTAATAATATTACTAACGGTTCTTTAACGACTAAAGAGGCATTTGACCAAATATCCCAACAAGTAAGTTTGGTTGGGGTTAATTCGCAGCAGGCAGCGCAGTTAACAGCGGATTTATTTAGAGGTGCAGGTGAAGATGCAGGGGGGTTTTTGAATATTGTCAGAATTGTAAACGGGGCATTATCAGATGAAGAAAAGGAGTTGACAAGCCTTCAAAAAGCATCATTACAATTAACTAAGGTAAATAGAGAGCTTGCAAAAGCAAAAGATGATGCTTTAAATTCTAATAGCGCACAAGTATTTAGCGCAAGAGTCAGGATTGCTTTTGCTTTGATGAAAACATCTTTTTTCAACCTTATTACAGATTTTAGAGATGGATTTGGGTCAATAGCAGGCGGATTCAAGTCTATATTAACCCCTATTATAGATTTAATCAAAAGAATTCCATTTCTTAATAATATTGTTGAAAAACTAAAATCTTCATTTAAAGATTTAGGTGAAATTGTACCCATTACACCTTTTAAATTATTCACTGCCATATTAAGGGTTGTTGGAGCGTCATTGTCTGGTATAGGAGCTGTTATCAAGCAGGTAAAACAGGAATTTATTGACATAGGGAATGCGGTAAAAAATATTGATTTTACAGATATTTCAACATTTAAAAACTTAGCATTAGAGGTTACAAAAAGCGGATTAGACCTAGGGGTTGCTTATAAAGATGCGTTCTTAAAATCTTTTAATGGGGTAGGTGACGAAGTAGACAAAAATTCAGTTGCATTGAAAGGAGCTACAACGGAAAGAGAAAAAGAAGCAAAAGCGATTCAAGGCTCGTTGGGGTTTCATAATGATCTTATAAAAAAATATCAAGAAGAAAGAGACAGATTAGCCACAACAACTGAGCAAAGAGAGGTTTACAATGAGAAGATAAAAGAGGCTGAACTTCAAATTGAAATACTCACAAATGCTGTAAAGGATTTAGGAAGCGCACAAGAAGAATTAAGCTTTGATGATGCTTTTGAAATCCTTGATTCTGGGGATGAAGCTCTGAAAGAATTAAACGAATTTCGAGACGCGGTTAAATCTACATTTGACGATTTGGGTACGCCTGATGATATAGATTCACTATTTGACAATCTATTTAGCGAGGACGAAATATCAGAGGCTGCAAAAAGGTTGGATGATGCTAAAAGTGTTTTATCGCAAAAGCAGCAAGAGCTATACGAGGATTTAGGAGATGGGGCAAAAGAACTAGCCTTAACTATAGCTGATTCATTGTTTGAGGTCGAGCAAAACAGGCTAGATGATCAGATTGAATCCAATAATAATTATTACGATAATTTACTGGAAAACGAAAGCTTAACCGAAGATGAAAGAAAGGCTTTGTCTCAAGAAAGGAAAGACGAAGAAGAAAGGCTGCAAAAAGCAAAAGCAGAAACGGAAAATAAAGCATTCTTAATTAGTCAAGGTGTAAAAGTTGCAGAAATAGCAATTGACACTGCACAGAAAGTTGCTGCGATAAAGGCTACTGCTGCTGCATATACTGCTTCCGGGTTACTTCCGGCAGCAGGTCTAGCGCTCTCACAAATACCATTAGTTATTGGTTTTGGAGCAATTGCAGCCGGAACTGTGGCAGCTCAAACCATCCCTGCATTCAAGGACGGTAAGCCAGAATCCAACAACTACGAGGGTTGGGCAGAAGTTGGAGAGGTTAGAGACGAGGTTAAAGTAGACAAGTACGGTAACGCTTCTATAATACCAAAAGGATCAGGGGTGCAATTCGTGAGTAGAGAGGATATAATTTACCCGTCTATAGATGTCTTTAAAAACGAGATGCCCCACAACATACTACACGACCACTTGGTACGATCCTCAATGATCGCAAGTGCTGCGCCTCAAAAAGATCAATCCATTGCATTTGAAAAGGCGTTCGAGAAGTACGCCAATATCAACCAAAAAGGAATAGAAAAAGCAGTAAGCAAGGCGATAATTAGAGCCAATATCAATGTGAATGCAACAGTAAAACAAAACAACTCATTAAGAGATAAATACCCCAACATGTAATGTTATTTGAAAGAGTAAGATACATATTAACTGACCCTGTATACGGAGCATATGAATTGCAAGTTGATCCTGATGGGTGGGATTCACAAGAACGCAGTAACTCCAGAAGTAATAAAAACTTAGGGTTTACTGCGAAATATGGGGATAATCTTACATTTTTCAAGGACGGGGCAACTAGGATCGGTCAGATATTAAGGGTGCAGGGGGTTGAGGCGAAGGTGCAGTTGAGACGAGATGAACGCCACCCGACTACTGAAGAATGGATTGAGGGGTATACCAACGACCTAGATATGTATTCCATTGTGCAAGAAAATAGGGGTATATCTGTAGAATTAAAGGAAACTGGTTTAAAAACTATTATTAATGATCTAAGAAAAGAAAGTTTTGAATTAGACCGAGAGACGGACATTAATGGCAATGCTATCCCTGCGCTAGAATATGACCAGTTTTACAACCCTGGTCGAAAAGTTTTTTTACAAAGTAAGGCTTCGAATAGTGAGGAAGTTGATATGCTACATTTAGACACTAGTATATCCAATCCCGGTTTTTCTTCATTTTTAGATTTTCAACCTTTTTCACTGAATCAAAACTATACATCAGACACCAACTTTCAATCTTCCATCTCGACTGGTTATACTTTTTTAAGCACCAATATTTCAGAAAGCCGACTTTTTTACGTCAATTCTGGAGAAGAAAAAAACTTAAAAGTTGAGGTAAATGTATCTGATTTTACCCATTTTTGGAATTTTAAAAATGAAAACGCACGTTTAAGATTTTTTTTACGGACAGTTATTAAAAGAGAAAATGGGAGTTGGACAATTCTTGGCGGGCAGACCGCTCTAATTGAAGATTACAATGTATTATACAATAATTCATTATACCCTAATGGATTTCCTGTTAATATCAATCAATCTTACGATATAACACTACCTCAAGGTCATGGACTAATCTTCTATTATCAATCAGAATTATATCTTGATGGCAACCCAACAGAAACTAAGATAGGAGAGAAGGGTATATCTATTAGGGTGCTGGAAGATTCCGTATTCGAGCCGACTACCAATGATTGCATAAGTTTTGAAAATGCTGTTAGAAGATGGCTATTGATAGCTACGGGTAGCGATGATGTCTACCAAACTACTTTGGGTGAAAACTCGATAATTAGGAATTTTAGCTTAATGTCCGGTCTACAGATTCGTAATTTCCCTAGAATCGATAGAACGAGAGTTATTAACCCTAATTCATTGGATCAGGTTGAACCGGTTATTGAGAGTACGATAAGCGTATCACTTGACGACCTATTGTCATGTGATACTTACGAGCCTTTCGGTTTTGAGATATCGAACGATCAGTTTTGGATCAAGCCATTGCAAGAATTTTTTAGCGACGAAATAGGATTGGTAGTCGGTGAGGCGACTAGACCGGTACGCAAGGTTGCTTCACAATTTTTATTCAGCACGATCTCTATAGGTAATAGTAAGGCAGGAGACTACGAGGAGCAGGCAGGGCTGTATGAGTATAACACGTTAGCTAAGTATACAACGTCTTTAAAAAGCGCAGACAACGAATTTAAAAAAGAAAGTAAAATACGTGTTGACCCTATTGGCATTGAATGGGCTAGAAGATCGAATATTCAGACAAAACCGGATGAAGATTATAGAGCTGATAAAGAGGTTTTCGGGATTCATTCCAAAATACAGTCAATATCGAATGGGGTCACCATACACACGGCTAGATTATGGGCTGACGATTTGGAACTGCCCCCACAAGTATATGATCCTGAAAGTGCATACAATTTAATATTAAGCCCAGCAAATTGTTTAAAGCGTTGGGGATTCTACTTAAATATAGGATTACAGCAATACCCTAATGAGTATATAGTATTTACTGAATCAAATGGTTATAAAAACCTAGTTATTAAGCAAATTGGCGAAGATGCTATTGTTGAAAACCAAGACTTTAAGAATGGTGATTTGGGTGATGCGTTATTTAAGGGGGAAACCATAGGGATAAAAACCGCAATGACGGGCTTAGAAGGGTTTGAAAAGCGTCAGAGCATGAATGATTTGGATTTCATGAAGAAAAAAGTACAGCTAAATGATACTGGCGAATATGGCTATGTATTAGATAGCAAAGTGGTGGGAAAAGAGGTTAGTTTAACTCTTGTTAAAAAATAGAAAGACATGATTACATCAAGCGTGTTATCAATAACACTCAACAGCAATACGGGGCTGAATAATATGGGGCTAAGGCTATCAGATTCGACTGGTAGTTTTGTCTTGGATTTTGAATTTACAACCAACAATAGCTCTAGCCCAATCAAGGTGCTGATCACTAACACCAAGACGGGTACAGCTTTCAATTTGTACAATGGAATAAAAACGATATTAGACCCTGAAAAGTACCGGGTTTCCTTTCAGTCAGCCAGTGATACTGTAATCATCACTCCAACATTCGAAGGCTCAAATTGGACAACACAGGCGAATGCACCCGTTACTTTTGCGACGGCTGATAATGTCGTTGATCCTTTTCCGTCCATAACCGCTATAACACCCATTGAGGACTTGGTTAATGGATGCGACACTCAAAGAGTATCAGTTACCACTAATACCCAAGTGGATAAGTATAAGATGTTAGAGGTTGGGGCGGTTGATATTCCTGTAACTTCTAATCCTTTTGAGGTCACATTAAAAAAGGTTGGTGATATAGCGCAGCCAACAATATTCACAATTTACAAAGACCAACCAGAGGGGGAGGAATCGGTCCAGACCAATATCGCTAAGCACTCAAAAATCGTGATAAATAGCGTATCGGCTGTAGCAGCTCCAAATGGTGATGTGTCAATAACCCCTAACCTAACATACAGTAATGGTTTAGATATTGGGCTAACTTTTTTCGACCAAGCCACCCATTCAGTGGATGGGGTGAATTACGTGTCTAATGCTTCGATAGTAACACCGCTATCCCCCGGTGATTATACGTACTATGTTAAAGATGCTTTTGGCTGCATTGTAACGAAGCCTTTCACCGTTGCGTCAGAGGATATATCTAACTTCAGCAGCGTTTTTATTGACTTTCCAAAAGCCAATGGTTTGCATTTTGCGAAAAAGGAAACCATAGACATGATCAATGTATTCCCTGTTACTAGCAATACGCTTTCATTCCAAGAAGGCACGAATATAGCGAGGCAATATAAGCCGTTGATCAAGAAATCAGACCCCGGTGTATACCAATTTAGAAGCACCTATACCTCACATATAGCATATCTTAATAATTGTCAGGGATTAAAAAATCAAGTCTCGATAATTAAGAAAAGTAATAATTCAGGGGCTAAAGATAGCCGAGAGGCTAGACTACTTAATTTTGGGTCGCCCGGTGTTGGTGTTATTGGATTTGTATCTGGAAAAGAGATATACAACCCGGATACAGGGGTGGTTATAGGTTATCAACAGGATTCTAATGCAGCTGATTTTTATCAAATTGGCGGTTTTATTGAGGTCTTAGGGCGCGGTTTCTTTGAGATTAAAAGAAAGGAGCTAATACCGGGAGGCACTACAGGGTTGTACATTGACTTTGACTTTACAGGCGTGGATGATGCTACCGATGTGATTATTAATTATAGTTACGCCCAAGGAGATTATGATATATTCGAGATCGTTATCGATCACAATGGACTAGAGGGGGAGTACTGGCTATCTATGGAGGCTACGCTTAACGGCAATACTGAAGTTTGGAATTCGGAGGTATTTAATGTTAAGGAATACCATGAATGTACTTATGAGATTATTGCGAGCAACACTGAAAATAATGAAGTAAACTACCAAACAGGCATTAAGCATATATTCAACTTGGAGTATGATGTCACCAAAACATCAATACCAGAGGACGAGATCGATATATTCGATACGGACAATTCGATCATACACCTTGAGGGCAGGGTTAAGGACGTATGGAAGTATGAGTTTTCAGTCGTCAGCACCGCAACCTTAGCCAAGCTAAAACGGGCTTTTTCGATGGATGAACTCTATATTAATCGCGAAAAGCATGTGAAGATTGGTTCTGTGGAAAGCGAGAGATTAGGTAGCTCTAACATGTACACGGTCATTGTTAATCTTGCTGAATTGTATCAGGTATTCAACACCAACACAGGCGACGACCTGAATTCAAACGTCCAAGGGGGGTTCCTTGAAAATAGCCTCACTGGTCTTGGTTATATCAATGATGGGAGCAGTAGTCCTATTGGTATCTGATTCGTCAATCTCGGATAAGTATATGTGTAAGTGGTTTTCGGTAATGTTGGTAACTGTAGTTTCTTGGGTTTCTTCATCAGAACCCTTAAAAACAGACATAAACAGCCCTTTAATGATGTGGTAAGCACCGAAGAATATAAGCAGCAAAAAGAACATAAACATGCCCAAATATAGGGTTTTAACCTATAATTAGTATATTTTTTACTCTATTCTTATTTAGTCTAAATAAAAATAAGTATTTTTGTTAAACATGGGTTTGATCGATGACATAAGGGCTGAGCAAATAGGCATATTACAGCGTTTAGACGCGAGTAAAGTTGGCTTAGAATTTAATCAGATAATCACCGCAGAAGCGAAGCATCTAGTATATTGGTACGACACAACTCTTGGCAAGACTTGCTACATGTTGTACGACGACTTCGTTAACCAATTCAAGTCCGAAAATAGCGTAGTTAGCTCAGTAGCCAATGCTGACGGTACAACATCACTTTTTCAAAACGGAAACTTACTTGTTACTATTAACCCAGCATCTTCTGATAACTGGGAAGCAGCAACGACAACATTATCCTCCGGACTATATTACTTTTCAGAAACCCAAGAAACCGCAGATTTTAGCTTAAACTTAGAAGTTGGTCAGGGGCTAACGCTTTCAGACCCTTTTAAACGAGCTGATAGTGCTGCATTAATGATTGGTTTGGATACTGAGAAATTTACAGACGAGGACGGCAATTTGACCACAGGAAAGCTGCATTTTAATGTGGGTCGTGCGATGATAAAGATAAGCAAAATAGCAGAAGGTGAATACTTAGTACATAAAGACGTGCCTGTGGTGGATGTAGAGGACACTAACACAGCTGTGTTAAAACATGAGATAGCAAAGATTTCTGGAGAGTCAATAAACGAAACTATTACACAGTTGCAATCAATAGAGTTAACAGGAGGTAATTGCATTGTCCGGTATTTAGGAGAAAATGGAATTATTCAGAATGTAAGCTCCCCTTTTGAAATGTCAAACCTCCTTAACGACTTAGGAGGCGATACGCTATTTAACGGGCAGCATAATTTTGACCTAGTTTTAACAGATGGCTCGGGTCATCAAGCAAATCTATCTATAGGAGGGATTAATGGCTTTTCAAACCTAATTGATAGCCTAGCACTTTACGTAGGCACTAATACGTCATCTATATCTTTTCAAAATGCAGTAGCCTCTATAGCTGGATTGATTAATTACAATACTAATATTCACGATCAGTACACGGATAGGTCACTAATTGACAAGGAGTGGAATGATTTGAGTAACGCGCATAATACTTTTAATCAGATCACATACTATGATAATTCGGGAGATTTAGAAACCAATTTAAACGCGTTGACGGGCGACTATTTTTTAGTTAAAAATGGGGCTAATTATTATTTTTCTTCAAAAATAACAAGCTTATTAGAAGCTTCAAATTGTGACTTTGCGATTAAAGGAAACCCGATAATTAATAGAGCAGTTAAGCGTATTTCTTCCACAGATTTAGACACGAATAATCTAGCTTCATCTTATAATTTTTATGATGTTGGAGCGGTTGACACCTCTGGGCTAACCTCTGGAGAGCTGTATAGTTTTACTTTTTGGAGAAAGAAATTTACCCCTGAATTAAAAACGAACCTTACAGCATTTAATGCGACACTAAGATTTGCGAATACAGACGCTAGTTACTTCAATGATTTTGCAAATAACACCCATCCAGATAATACAGCGCATAGAGGGTTTGGCAGTATCACAAGAATAGGGGATCAAGTATCGTGCTACATGTCATTTACCGGGATAACGACTAATTCTGCGCCAAATTCAGACGCTCAATTAGTAATAACTGACTTACCATTAGCCCCAGTACCAGCTTCTGGGCTTCCGGGAGCAATAATTTTAAGTATATGTGTAGATGACGTAGGTGGTAACGCCCCCTCATGGAATGCTAGGGCTTGGGTTGGAAGGCATGTGGGGTCAGCTAATTTTGTTAGTTTTTACGACAATGATACACGGGATTCAGTAAAGGGGATCTCGATGAACAATGCAACAATAAGGTTGCACTTTATTTATCAGACAGGAACATTATAACATGAAAAAAATACTCTACATATTATTAATGGCACTAGTTTTCGTGAGTTGCGAAAAAGACGAGATTGATGTTAATCTATACGGAGGAGAAGTATTGTATACCAAGTACGTAGATGCGCAAGAAAGCTTCAAAGACTTTCCGTATACAAACCCCTCGGTATTTCCAATTATCGACACTATTCAGGGGTTAAAAAAAATCATAAGAGTTGAATTGATATATGGGTTGCCGACTGAAAACGGGATTAAAGAGTATTACCCCATGCTATTTTCATTCGACATGATCACGACGCCAGACAATGCTGTGTTGTTGGGTCTGGTGAAAAATAGAGAGATACCAAGAAAGTTAAACATTGGAGAGTTTGATTTTTTTGATGTAAAAATTGAATACACAAAATCAGAGTAACATGGCTATTAGCATAGAGGTACACCATAATGGTTTTAAAATAAATGAGGGGGGGCTAGATAAGACTCCTAGCTTCGCAATGGACTATGATTATAGTAATGTTCGGGGTTTAGTTTTAATCAACAAGCAGACTGGAGGTAGGTACACAGGGTATCACACCTTCGATCAGTGGACTATTCAGGGTGCTACTGGATTCGCCAATAACGAGGCGGTTATTATTGCGCTTTCAGCAATAGGTGTAGGCTTAGAATCTTCTGGAGGTGGTGGTACAGGTGGTACTATTAATACGGTAGGACTAGCTACATCTTCGTTGCAAAACTCACTTAACACCAAGATTGACGCTACCAATGCATTGCTTACTGATGCTAAAACTTTGGCAACTCAAAACGAAGCAGACAACGCGACTTTGATTGCTGAATTGAACGCCCAAGAGGTGTTATTGACTGCGATTAGAGACGGAGCAGGGGCAGACACAACCACATTATCTGATATTAAAACCATCAACGACGCTGTTAAGACTGCGGTTGAGGCATTGGTGGTTAATTCAGATCAAGACGAAGCTAAGCAAATCGAGATCAAAGACGGTATTGATGCGCTTAATGTGTCGTTAGCCACGCTCAAGACTGAGCATGACGAGACGCAGGCTGCTATTGCAGCAGCAGAGGCAGCGCAACTACTTAGGGATGAACGGCAAATTGATCTATTGGAGCTGAATAACTGGGATAAGGTTGCCGGTAATAATAGAGAGATAGTTTATTACCCGTCAGAGCCTGCCGGAACTACAGCAGGTAATCCTAGCGGTAATAAAAACGCTCAATCGATTGCTTATAAAAAAGCAGGGGTTACTGTTTTTACACAAACATTCACCTACGATTCGGACGATGATGTAATCAATATAACAGCGACTTAAGATGGCATTAGGAAAGAATAAAATAAATCCAATAACCGGAAAATTTGACGTTCGAGTAACCGAAAAAGACATCAAAGAGTTAATGGGCTTTGTAGAGACTATTGACGCTGATAATCTGTCATTAGAACCCGGTACTTATAAGTTTGCAGAAGGATTAACTGCACCGCTTAACATTGACTTTTTAGCAACCGCAAAGGTGGGCAGTAGGTGGGTTTTCCATGACCCACACTGGACGAATTTCAGCAGCGCGCACTTAATCGGAAAAGCAACAGATTCCTTCTTATCAGAGCAAGGAGGCTCATATGACGTTGGAAAATTCGCTATGGACTTCAATGGTGTTATTGTAACCGTCATTAAGGACAGTGATACCCAGTACACGGTTGATACTGGTTTTATTCCAGATACCGAGCAAGCTCAAGAAATAACAACTCTTGATGCTGATAACTTATTGTTAGAACCCGGAGAGTACAAGTTTGCCAATGGATTGACCGCTCCACTTAATATTGACTTTTTATCTACTGCGGACGTAAGCAGTAAGTGGGTTTTTTACGATCCACATTGGACTAATGAAGCTAGTAGGCACCTATTAGGAAAGGCAACCAACACTTTTTTATCACAACAGGGAGGCACATACCAAACCGGGCAGTTTGAATTTGACTTTAATGGGGCAATAGTAACGGTTATTAAAGATAGTGACACCCAATATACAGTTGATACGGGGTATATCCCTGACGTTGATAATAATGAAGAAGTAACAACCCTTGGTGCGGACAACTTAGCATTAAGCCCCGGTTATTACAAGTTTGAAAACGGGTTGGCAACAACATTGAATATTGACTTTTTGGCTACGGCTAAGATTGGCAGTAAATGGGTTATCCATGATCCCCATTGGACAAATAAGAGCAATCTGCATCTTATTGGCAAAGCAACGTATTCTTTTTTATCTCAACAGGGGGGGGCTTATGAGGTTGGGCAGTTTGAAATGGACTTTAACGGGGCTATTGTTACGTTTATCAAGGAAAGTAACACGCAATTCGCTGTGGACACGGGTTATATTCCAGATGCAGGGGATAGCGTGGAGATAGCAACGGATGATGATATAACAGCAAGAACAGCGGGCAAAGTGCTTGATGCCTCACATATTATCGATGAGGACGATTTCGCGAGTGATAGCGATGTAAAAGTTCCAACTCAACAAAGCGTGCATTCTTATGTAGACAGGAGGGATAATTATTTAAGTTCATTAGGCACGGTTAGGAAGGGAATGACCCTTCGTTTTAACGCTGGCACAGGTCGTACTGCTCGAATGGATGAAGGTACATTTTTAGAATGGGATTCTGTAACACATCAACCAGACCCACACGCAATAGCAGCCGAAGACCCTTTTACTTTTGGTTATCTTTTATCAGACGGTACAGTACCTGCGTTAAATACAGGGATTGTGCCAGACGCAAGTAATACAACAATAATAACGAATTTACAATACGAACCAAATGGAGCAGGCGCAATAGCGGATGTAACAGCAGGGAGAGAAATAGCGCACAGGGTTTATAAAAACCCCTTAACTGGCGACAGTAAAGTTTTACTAGCGCAACACCAATGGAATACAGCAGCAGAACTACTACAGAAAATACAAACCGAAGATGTTGTAGTCCCTACTGCATTAGCAAGTTATGAGTATATAGGAGCTATTCTGGTTTCTGAAAGCTCTACCAATTACCAAGAGGGCAACAACTCAGGTATATTGATGGCTAGTGAATTTGGATCTGTTACAGGTTCGGGAGGTTCGGGTTCAGCAGAAGGTAACCCATACATCCCAGTAGCCAGTGACAACGAAAGGAACGCACTAACCAATGAGTTAACAGCAGGGGTTGTTGTGGGTGTATTAAGCAGCGCAGAGAATGGGCAGTCAAGGCGTGTACAGAGGATTTTTGACGTTGATTCAGGGGCTTTTGATTATACGGCACTTAATTATGCCGATAGAACAGCTATCTATGTAAGGAATGCAGACGATTCGAATGGTTTAAACTACACTTACCGATCAGATAACACGGTAGCCTTACAATTACGAAAAGCAGATGGCACACCTCAAAGTGATATCAATGGAGTTAACACTTTTAATGTCCAACCCGGAGAGATAGTTTTTGCAGAAAAAGACGAAAATGTATTTAGAGGGTCTATTATTCCAGCGGAACGTGTTAAAAACTTTGTTAATGCTGCAAGCGCAAATGCTTTTGGTGCATTGCCTCACGATTCTATTGTAACTACAAGAGATGGCTTAATAGGGTGGAGAAAGACAGGGGTAAATACTGAATTGTTCCCCAGCGACGGAAAAACAAATGACCATTGGTTTATTATTGGTGGCTCAGATGTAGTCTTCCCTGGAGATAACGGAGCAATAACAGTAGGTAAAAAGAATTTCTATTATAGTGATGAAGCTGTACCAAATATTGATAATACAATTGTAGGTGCAAAAGGGCTAGAATTTGTAATTGCAAGGGCTAGTTACCCAAGTGGTTCAGATGCAGCTACACAATTAGATGGAAGTGTTATCGAAACGCTTTACACAAGAGATACGGACGAATGGGTAGCTACTGAGGGGGGTAATACTGAAGGTGGTGGAATTGGTGGAACTCAATTAACAGGCACTACAGGAGCAGGAAGTACAGCTATTTCCTACGTAGAAGATGTTGCTTTTGGATGGGTTGCAGAAGTTCAATTAAAGGTTTTACATTTCTAAGTCAAGGAGCAAATATAAATTCAAGACCTTACCGTATTACAGTTTATAGAGACATTGAACGAGCAGGTTATGTATTAGAAAGTGAAGTTGTACTAGTAGAAGACAAAGATGTTGTTCTAATAGATCAAGACGCAACAAACAACAATTTCTATTCGTTTTCAAGCGGCGAGACATGGGCAGACGTAAAAGCAAACTACGCATACATACGCTTTGATGTAATGACTTCTGATAGCGGTGTAAACAGAATAGCACCAATCACATCATTTTGGACACCAGCACAAATTGACCAAATAAAGGCACTACCGGGTAGTCTTATTGCAAACTACAATGGTGTAATTGTTAACATAAGCACACCAGTCGATACAGATACAGGATTTACATATCTACAGTCTAGTGGTGACATTGCTGAAAACGGACGTATGAATTTCCGAGTTGTTGGTGTGAAGGCAAATAAAACAGTTGTAAGACCCGAAGATTTAACAATAACAAACCCTATGGGAACAGGGCAATTAATTGGCAATGGAGACAACACAGCTACATTTAATAATGCTGTTAATAACGGGGGTACTTTATACAACCAAGCTAACTCAGGAGGTATAGGTACAACCGTAGGCACTTTAGCAGACATAGGGGTTACGTTACAGGCAGGGGACGAAATAATGTTACAAACCGATATTGGACTTGCTTTTGCTATTTGGACAGGAAACGCTGTAACTACGTCAACAAGATTTGAACAGGGTGGTGGGTCTGCTCAAAATACTATAAGATTTTCGCAGACAGGCACAGTTTTAGAGTTTCAAGGAAACAACGCAAATGGGACAAGGCAATGGTTAAAAATAGTTAGATAATGTTAAGACACGCACCATTTTGTAAAAACAAAGAAGTAACGCTAAGAGCAGCAACAATGCCGACACCGCTCGGTCCTACGGCTGAACCAAACGCAGAGTTAACACCTATACAGCAAGCGTCACAAAGTATTATTAATGGAGATTCTAATTATGCAAATGGAATAGCAGCAACGGACGAATTAAATACATATTTGAGAAATAACGGACACCCATCACATCAGTACAACGCCTTAGAAAGTAATTATTCTTTTTGGGTTAAATATCAACATTCAACTGATCCAAATGTTGTAAATGCATGGGAAGCTTACAAGGCATGGTTAGTAGTAGAATTAGAAAGCCCTTATGCTTCGCAATATCCTTGGTCACGAATTGATTATGGGGAATGGTGGTTGTCAACTCAGATAAACGGAACATATAATAATTACAAATGGAATTAGCGATCAAAAAAAATAAATAAAATGGTAAAATTATCAGAATACATAGCAAGATCGGCGCAGTCGATCAATGACATATCAACAGGAGTAGTTGACCCGGCAGCTAGTACGGTGTCTTTCACCCCTCCAATTGGATCGGGGTCTAGTTTGACAAGCACCGTTACTGTACAGTTAGTGGACACGGGTGGCTCACCGTTAACAGCCTCTGGGGGAGTTGTTAGTATAGCGGTCACAGGTAGTGCCTCACCTAGTGGGGTTGTTGATAATGGTGACGGTACATACACCGCAACTGTTACCAATACGGTTGAAGAGACTGTTACAGTAACGGCAAGTGTAGATGGTGTTGCTATTGATAATACTGCGACTATAGTGTATGATCAACCGGATATCGATTATAGTGGAATCACTAACATTGTGATGGTTGGAGCTTCCATAATTGAACAAAATTATGGTCGAGACTTAACAACTCCTAATGCAGATGCTACACAAAGATTCCAAGCCAACGGGCTTAATGTTAGTGTGTACGGGTACGGATGGTCTGGGGAGGCTCTAGCAGTAACACAAACCAAGTTACAAGAGGCTTACGCAGCTTTTCCGACTGACAACACGTTGTTTATGTTCCATGGATACGGTAACAATGTTACGCAAACCAGACCTTTTGCGACGATGACAGCCGCACAAATTAAATCTTGGGAAGATGCTTTGACGGGTAATTTAGACGAAGCGGGGGGTGCAATTATTGGTTTAGACGCTATTGTAGCTACAAGATCGAATAGGACGGTATTACTACCTATCACCTTTAGAAGATATGGTGCGCTAGGAGATGAAACCATTTTCAACGATCCATCACTAGGATCATTACCGTATAATACTAATTATGTTAATCCTAGAATGCTTGCGATTAATCCCAATGCATTCAATGGAGGCGTGCCAATCGCACAGACCTACGAAGATATTAGAGATAACCGAGATATAGCCTTCCAAGCCGACGGAATACACTTATCAGATGATGGTGAATTGCTATTTGAAGGTAACGCAATAAATCTTGCAAGAACTCTTATTGACGGGGCAGAGCCACCACAGCGTATTGTTATGTCGATGGGTACGGTTACCGAGGCTTATAAGGCAGGATTTAACAAAATCGGACACGCTGACGTAGGGCTGAATGGTGTTGCCGGAACTCCTGTAGTATTGAAATACATCAACGGTGCGGATTCGCCTTATACTATAGAGGCTTTCACAAACCACACAGCATACGGCACTTCTGGGGTTGAAACTAACGCAAATGGGGCAGACTTCGGATCACCTATATTTAACAACACATTGGAGAATAACCCAGCATTCAATACCTCAGTCTATTGTGATTCCACATATTTTGACGGTACAGATAATGTGCCTGGCACTATCACATGGATTATCAGGGGACCAATAGCCAATGCAAATACAAATATTAACCTTACGGCTATGGGTTCTAGGGTTTGGGCAGACCCAAGGACAACCCAATTAGACTGCAACGGCACTATAATTAGCTTCGCAACAAGCAATGACCCACCACAAGCACCTGTCACTGCTCAAGTAACAATTAATGCGCAGGGTAATATTGTGATAGTCCAGAGCGCGAGCGAAGGAACTTATAGTTACCTAGGAGCATTAATTTATCAGGGGCAACATTAGACCTTTCAGTATACAATAATCCAAACCTTAGTTTTGGTGGTGGGTACATAACGAATGGAAGCATATCGGGTCAATTCACTTACGATTTAGAGTTTTTACGCCAAAATAAGTTAATAATTGATAATGAAAATGCGGTTTGCAACTTTGAGGGTGTATATAATGTAGACTTAAGCTTGTGGGGGCTAGATGGAACGAGAACAGGTGCTGAAACCGTGACAGGTCTAAACTACTTATTCAAGTGGTGTTTAAGAACCCCAAAACTTTCTAAGGTTATATTCCCTTACGGGGTCAAATTCAAAGTACAAGCTAAAACAGGGTTGAAATATCATAACACTGGAGATGATGTTAACCTAGGGGAGTATGCGTGGTCTGTTATTATGGACAACCTTAATAGCTTGGATATAGACTTCAATTATTGCACCATTGAGCAGTTAGGTAATCCTTACATGCGATCTCCTATTATAGAGGCTGAAGATATGGTGAATTGTTATGTCTCAAATCTAAACTTATTAGGAGATAGGATCACACATGATTATTCATTTATTGGCGCGAATGGATCAGATATTCACGAATTTGGTCATGGTATCAGCCTACTGGGGGCATGTATTAATGATACTTTTGAAAATGTAGAGATTAAGAGGGTTACGGGTTATGGATTTGGCGCGTACCAATTACACGCAAAGGGTATTCCTAATGGAGACCTATCAATACCCCCGTCTGTGAGGTTGGGGAATATACAGGAGGGGGATATTGATGAAACCGGCAATGATATTGCGGACGTCAATAAAACCAGATCTGAACTAATCCAACTACGACAAGTCGATATAGATTCACCAACATTGTACACTAATGGGTGGGGGTTGTATTCAGCACGCGGAATCGATCCCGGAATTGAGATAAAAATATACTTCTATAATGCAGCAGGCAACTTATTGAATGTACAATATTCAGATGAAGGTGGCAGGCTCACGAATGTTGAGGGGGCTACTCAGATACGAATGGTTTTTGATCAGCCATTGTATTCTACATTATGGGAAAATGGGGGGATTAGCGGCACCACTGGCGCAGAAACTGGGGCGTATGCCTCGGGTTCAACGGAACATGGTGAGCGACATGGGTACACTCCTGATTTTATCGACTTAACAGCAGATGAGATTGCTTTCGGAGGTCATCGACCAGAGCAATTCAAGGTTGCCGGTTCTGAAAAAGAACATGGCGATTACAAGGGAATAAAAATATTCTACTACGATGCAGCAGATGGGTTCATATCAGCAGCAGACTACCAGATTAATATAATGCCTATTCCTTCCAACGCTGTTAAATTCAAGATGACAGGCAGTGGCACGGAATGGAATAACGATAATGATCGGTTTTATATCGCTATTTCTGGACTAAGAATAGCGGAAAACATAAAGCTTATTAATTGCAGGACAATTGAAAACCGCTGCATGGGAGTTGCCGGAATATTCAACGGGTTGACGATTGAAGGTTGGAAGTCAAAGCGAAACGGTGTGCCGATCCAAGGCAATACAGGGCTTAGTGCTTTGAAAAGAGATATTGACCTAGAGGAAGGCGCAAGGCTTACACGTAATGTCATTATCAGAGATAGTGAGCTAATAGATGCACAAGATGGATCGATATTGCTATGGACTGTTAAGGATATTTTGATTGAAAATTGCTTGATCAAAGGCAAAAACTTCTATGCTTATGTGATGAATGATAAGATACGAATTAGGGGTTGTGAGTTCCATAATTTCGAAAAAATGACAACGCTAGCGCCAAACACCATAATTGACAATTGCGATTTTTATAACTGTAGAATTAGCAGTGAATCAGCTCCTATATCTAACTCTAGGTTTTATGATTGCGAGATAAAAGACGACACAGCTGGTAAGATTTGGACACCTTTTACTGAAAACGCAAAGATAAGCTTCAAGAATTGTGATTTTTATATTACCGACAATTTTCCAAGAAAAGTTAACGGTGTTGCTAACTTCATTACCCTTAACGGCTCTACAGAGGTTGCATTCGACGGGTGTAAGAGTATAGATAGCGGTGTTGAAAAAACATATATAACTACATACGAGCCTTCTAATAACGCAGGTTTCACAAACCCAGTAGGAGGTATAGGGGTGACTTTTAAAAACTGTGATATAACAGGGCTGTATGTATTCCAAGGTACTCGAATAAGAGAGATTTCCAATTCAATCATAGGGTTTAGCCTCAACTTCAACGGTTCAATTACAGATTCAGATGTACCGGGATATAGTGGGTTAAGCATCTCGAACTCAAAGTTCGATTTAAATAAAAGAGAATCGGACACCCATCAAGGTATCTTGGATTTCAATTTACCTGTTAGTATCGACAATTCAACATTACTTGTTAAAGGGGTTGAATTTATCGACGCCACCAGTTACATGCTTAAGTTTTTAGATAAACTACGCATGCACAGCAGTAGGGTGAATTTCACAAGCCCCGGGGCTGTAAGAGCTTTTGAAGCCCAAGATGCGACTAATAGGATTACGGGAAGCTTTGTAGAGGCAGAAAATGGAACAGCGATAATAAACATAGAAACATCAGTTAATCAATAATATATGCAGTTTAAAGATGTAGATAGTGAAGTCCAAAAATCAGTGATGAGGCAGATGATTCATGGATCACCGTATGGCAAGGTGATCATAAATAGTGATCATATTATATGTGGGGTAAATAAAACCATTTGTGAATTGACGGGCTACCATGCATCAGAATTGTATGGCGAGAATATCAATATCTTTTTAGACAAAAAGTATCACGAAAGGCATACGCAGCACTTAAAAGATTGGTTTAATCGTCCAAAAAACAAGATTTAAAAGTTAGAGAATTAATAAATGCAAACGGGGAGGCTTTGCCTGTGAGGATTAAACTATTTGATATCACGGTTTGGGATTCAAACGCAATGATTCAGGTTGATGATGTCAATAAGCCAAAGGTATTTGGATGTGCTGCAATAGTTTTTCAAGATGACTGAAATGGAAATGTATCTAATGAAGGAAGTAACTGATATGAAGGTGAAGATAGCAAAAGTTGAAACCTTGGTTATTGAGTTTGGAAAATCTTTGGAAAGCTCGAGAAATAGATTTCACGAGATAACGGACTTACTTATGGAGCTAAAAAATCAAACCGGAATAATTGAGGGTAGGACTGAAAAGGGTGATACGAATGTAAATTTTACAGCCGACAATATCACCGATGTAGACGCGAGGTCAGAGACTAATATAAATCAAAACATCAATAAAGATGGCAAAGTTTAAAGCAAAGAATATTGATATAAATGACGCGAGCAGTGAAAGCAATTTGAATATTGAAGGGTCTGAAATGGATCACGAGGCTTTACAAATATTAGCCGATGCAGCCAATAGTAATAGTGAGTTTGAAGCTGAAGAAAGTATAAAAATTGAAGATGCTCACGAGGCTAAAAATGTGACGGTAAAAGATTCAAAGATTAAAAGTAAAGCGGTTTGGATTATCACGGCAGTAGGAGCTGCATTAGCTGCAATAGCAGCATATTATTTTAGTAATTAATCAAAAATCAAATATAAATTATGGGAATTATTGAAGACGCAGTTAAATCTGCAAAAGATTGGTACAAGTCAAAATCTTATTGGGCAGCAATTTTATTTTTAATTAATCAAATCCTTAAAGGTAAAGGTATTGATATTGATTCTGGCGAGGTAGTTAATAGTGCTTTTAGCACAGCAGAAGGAATTGCAACAGCTGCCGAGGGCGGTATTTTAAGTGTAAAAAGCACTATTACTAGCGTGCTTGACGGGCTTACTGGGTTTTTAGCGATGATAGGCATTAGAGACGCTATAAACGCTAACATCAAGAGTTTTTTCAGCATCGGAGGACAAGGCGGTAAAGACCCTAAATGATCGATATTAGGAAAATATATATAAGATGGGTATTTCCTGCTCTTCCTGTTATACAGATTATAGCGACGTTATACTCATCTTTTTTCAACTATCATCCTGATAAATTTGGATACGAGGTGGGGTATTCTATTATCACCTCTCTTTTTTATTTAACAACCTTTTCAATGGTTAGTAAGTACAAGTATTGCTTTATCCCCTTTTATTGCTCATTAGGTCTACTGCTAATGACAATTGTAGATTGGCAAAAGGAATACACTAGCTATGATAAATACAGCATAATATATGATTTTACAATTACAATAATAGTTACTCTTTTAATTGCTATGGCATGGACAGTTAATCGACGTAAAATAGCCCTTAAACAATGAGATGTTTACAAACGTAATATTAAGTATAATGAAGCACACGTGGTCGCTGTTTATTTTCGGTGCAATTTTATCCCCTTTGTCTATTTTTTTTGAAGGTTCGGTAGCGAGGACTTTGCTTGAAAAATCAGACTTTGGGTTTACCATATTATTACTGTGTTTTTTTTTAAATGCAATAATGTATACCGTTAGATGCGCAAAGAAAAAACATAAAATAATGTGGGATTCTTTTTTGTCAGGAGGATTAAGAGGGGGGTTTTACTTTTTAATCGTTATGACAGCATTTAATTATGAGTTGCAAATGGTTCAGATATACGGTGAGGAATTAACCAGAGGCATGTGGTACGTGTCAACTATACGGCACATACTAATGAATATGATGATTATATATGAGTTAGAAATGATCAACAATAACTATAAGATGGTTTACGGATATAGCCTACCAGTCATCGGGTTATTGGTTAAGATAAGGAATTTGATCCAAGACAAGGTGATTTCAAAATTTACTATAGAAAATAATTGCCCAGTGGTTGAGGATAAAAAAGAAAATGATTTAATATGAAGAAAGCACTATTAATACTTGCAATACTATCATTTGGTATTGTTAGGGGTCAGGATTGGTCGAAAGCAATGGTATATGATGAAGGTAGAGTAATTGTTGGGCAGATAACCAATGTTATTGGCAATGACGATGAAAAAAAAGAACTGATCAAAGAGGTTATTAGCACCCTAGATGATGACATGTACTTCGTACATTATTACACCGAGGACGGGGTATTGATGGAATGCCCTTTTTATCGCGAATTAAAACTTGAGAAAATATGAAAAGAATTGCAATAATGTTAACGGCTTTCTTGCTTGTTAACTCCTGTTATTTTGACCCTGTAGAAGGGGAGGAAATTATGGTTGAAGTGAATGATAATGATCAAAAAGATGATGTAGTATGAGGAATATTAGCAACCATGTAAGTTATAACGAGGCAATACGCAGCAATACTGCCAGAAGATATGGCATGCGAAATTATCCAAACGCACAGGCTTTGGCTAATATGAAGTTGGTTTCTGAAAAGATATTCGAGCCGTTGAGAGGCGCCAATGGTAACATCCCTATTCGTATTAACTCGTTTTATAGAAGCGTTAGGCTTAATCGCGCAATAGGCGGATCATCAAGGTCACAGCATTGCAAGGGGCAGGCTATCGATTTGGACGATACCTATGGGGGGATGAGTAACATGGAGATGGCACAATGGATAATTGACAACTTGGACTTTGATCAATTGATACTGGAGTTCCCGATCAAGGGGCAGCCCCAATGGGTTCACGTGTCCTATGTCTCTCCTGAAAAAAACAGGAACAGGGTCTTGGTTGCGAAAAGAATAAAAGGAAAGACGAAATATCTATTTTGGAACGGTAAGAACCATTTATAAAAATTTTGACATGAAAAAACTTGTTTTTTTATTAACAATGTTGATGTTTATCAGCGCTTTTGGGCAAATGAAGGTCAAAAATTTTAAGTACTATTCAGTCGGGTATGATTCGATTGGTACGCACTGGGTCAGTTATAGGCTTACGAAGCAGATGGTTCAAAACCAAACGCCCAGAAAAAGGGTTTCTTTCAAAAGATTCAACCAATGGACTACTAGTGATTATACCAACAGCTCTTTTGACAGGGGGCATCTACTATCAGCTAATGCTATGGGTTTTGATCAAGAGGCGTATGAAGAAACCTTCTCAATGGCTAATGTTGCGCCTATGACACCATCGTTAAACCGACAAGTTTGGAAGTACCTGGAGAATTATGAAGAGCGTTTGGCGGTTACTCACGACTGTATAACTACGGTCGTAGAAATAGTGTATTTAAACCTAAAGGTGGGGTCAATTTATATCCCTGAAAAATTCACCAAAAAAATATGTGAGTGTGATGGTAGTCTAATTTCTGAACACGAATTTGAAAATCTATGAAGGTAGCAGCTCCAATACTAGTAGCATTATTTATTATTCAACTTGTAGTTTTCTTTTTTTGGTTTACATCTCCAAAACAAGATCAGCCAATTGACATTTTAAGCGAAAAAATTATTCAAAAAAAAATGGATAGCCTTAGAATTGGACAACAGGAAAAAATGGATAGCCTGAATATTCTGCTTGCTCATGCCTTGGAAGGCAATGATAAACTAAAAGATAAAAACCATGATTTACTGGCTAAAAACTGGATGCTTCAAAAAAAACTTATTCGTATTAATTATGCTAAGCAGCACCTTGATTCACTCGCAGTCCATTTCAAATACACTCAAAGGCAGTCGGAGTATTAAATATACAGTACTCAACGATTTTGCAAATGCTGCCAAGGACGCTGTAATACTTGACAGCCTGTACCTGAATTGCACCCATCATAACGAAAATCTAAAAAAGCAAAACGACTACTTAGCTTTTAGCGTGAATATCTTAAAGAATGACATTGTAAAAGCAAAGGATTCTATAATAGGCATCCAAGATCAAATCAATATATCCCACTTGAATATCCAGAACAGCTATAAAAAGCAGTTGAAAAAAGAGAAACGTAAGAAGTGGTATTGGGCTATTTTGGTTGCTCCTGTTGCTTACTTGGTTGGTGGTGTTAGGTGATCAAAGTTCATCTCGAACATCTTGCTTAGCTTACTTGGTTGGTTCTTGTAAAGTAACAGGAAACCTAAGAGGGCTTACTTCATCGCTTAATTCGTCAAATTCGCTAATAGTTTCTACACTCCTTACTTGGTGGTAATCTGCGGATTTTCGGGACATCCATTATTTACATTAGTTAGGCACATATACCTTTCTTGACTACTTCTTAGACCTCTTGCGCCTTGTACTGGGCAATCGTGTGGATGGAAGCATTTATAGTTTTTACAGTTTTTGGTATCAGAAACCCATACGTTTCTGTATTTTCCGTACAATTTAACCCTGATAGTTCCGCTCATATTTTTTTTATTGTTATCTGGTTATAAAAATGCACCGCACTTCAAGCAATAAGTTCTATTACTATAAAATATGTCGGCGCGGTAAGACATTGGGTGATTGCATTTTTCGAGTA